GACAGATTATATCAAGCCTAAAATTACTGAACTTGTGGAAGCTGGAAAACTTATTGTTGAAGAGAAAAAAGCCACAACAAAAAATGTATACATACCTAGTATACAAGAACGTTTGGAGGAAGCGGCTGAAGAGAAAACTGGAGAACTAGACGAGTGGATTGATAACTGGATGCGTGATCCTAAAGCTAATCCTCTCAAAGATGTACATCCAATTAAACTGTTTAAGAAAAATCAAATTAATCTTGGACATTTACGTTTTGTAACAAATTGGTATAGTGGTAGCTATGAAGAACTGCAAGAATTAGCTAACTTGCCTACACCTAAGAAACGTGATGATATGCAACAACAACTTGCTGAAGGTTATAGCACTTATAGTAAACCTCAAATCAAAGAGCTTACTGATTTTTACAAGCGTCTATTCGATGCTATTGACATTATGAAAGCAGAGCAAAAACAAAATCGTGCAGTTCGTAAACCCAAAGTTAAAAGTGCTCAAGAACTTGTTAAGAAGCTCAAGTTTAAGCCTAGTGACGGAGACTTTGGCATTGCTAGTATTAATCCAAGTGAGATTATTAATGCAACCGCTGTGGTGGTGTTTAATACAAAGAACCGTAAGATAGGCATTTATTATGCAGAAGACCATGCACAGTTTAAAGTTAAAGGAACTACACTACAACACTTTAGCGAAACTCGTAGTTTGCAGAAAACAGTTCGTAAGCCAGAAGAAATACTGCCCAACTGGAAAAAAGTTACCAAACACAAACTAAAAGCACAGTTTGGATATCTCAAAACAACTGAAACTAAAATGAATGGTAGGTTCAACGCAGACACCATTATTCTCAAAGCCTTCAAATAAATAGTTATATGAAAGTTTACGAGATAGTCGAAGCACGGGTAGAACCTGACAAAAAGTTTATGAGTCAAGTTGAGCAAATTCTCGACGACAGTATCGAAGAGTATCAGGACTACCTAGACGATAGCAATGATGTCGACGATATAGACGAACTAGAAGAAATACTTAACTCAAACAATCAAAACAATTTACCTATAGAGTTTTTTGCTGTTGACCAAGAACGTAAAGATCCGAATGAATGGATCAGTGCAGAAGCTGGCATAGACAAAGATGGTAAATTTATGCAAGTGTATTTGTTTACAAAGAATCTTGCAGGCAAATATGGTCCAAAAACTTTCAAACAAATTGTAATGCGTATGCTTGCACACGAAACTATCCATTGGAATCAGTATACCAAAATTGGCTTGGACAGAGTTAACAAAATGAAAAGTGGTCACCAAAAAGGTACTGAACTAGCAAATAAAACTGGAGATCCTAAAGATTGGATGCGTGAATATTTGCGTGATCCACATGAACTTATGGCATACGGCAGTGACCTTGCTAGCGAAATAAAAGATACTGATAATCCAGAACAAGTTTTACGAAACCCAGAAGCATATAAAAATGATTTGCCTAGTTATGCTAGGTATAGACAGGTGTTCGAGCCTAATAGTAAAGAGATTAAACAACTGCTCAAGTACACCGCGGATTATTATAACGGATAAATATTAGTATGGCACAGAGAGATGATTTAACAAAAGAGATTGAACTACGATTAGGTGGTCAGATGGTCGACGTAGAACTTGACCCCGAACACTATGCTCTTTCTATTGATAAAAGTTTTGAAAAATATAGACAACGCAGTGAAAACAGTGTCGAAGAAACATTTGTTCCACTAGAGGTAGCAGTAGATACTAGTGACTATACATTAGATAATAGTATAGTTGACGTATATGATATCTATCGCCGTAGTAGCGGAACATTAACCGGCAATGGTGCTGATATCGAACCATTTGAAAGTGCATATTTAAATAGCTATCTATTACACAGTGGCAGAGCAGGCGGAATGGCTACATTTGATGCCTTAAGTCAGCATAGAGAAACACTAGGTAAATTATTTGGTGAACAGATTATGTTTACTTGGAACACTGTTACTAAAAAACTATTTCTTCAAAGAAAAATTAAATCAAAAGACACATATTATCTACATGTTTACAAAAAACGTAGCGATGAAGAGCTATTACTAGATCCATATAGTGGTCCTTGGATTAAAGAATTTGCATTAGCTCATGCAAAACTAATGTTAGCTGAAGCTAGAGGTAAGTTTAATACTATTGCAGGTCCACAAGGCGGAACAAGTCTTAATGCTGATGCATTACGAAATGATGCTCAAATGAGTATGGACAAATTAGAAGACGATCTCAAATACTATGCTGAAGGTCAAATGGGCCTTGGCGTTATAATTGGTTGACTTTTCTCAAAATTTACGCTAAACTGTAAAAAATAACAATTTACGGAGTAGCGTATGATAATTGGTATATGCGGTTTAATCGGCAGTGGCAAAGGAACCGTTGCCGATATTTTAGTAGAAAATCATAACTTCGAAAAACTTAGTTTTGCTGACAAACTTAAAGATGGTGTAGCAACTGTATTTGGATGGGACCGAGATTTATTAGAAGGCGATACTGATCGTAGTAGAATTTGGCGAGAAAAAGAAGATGAATTTTGGACTAAAGAAACTGGTCGACTTATTACACCTAGATTAGTACTACAATTATTTGGCACAGATTGTATGCGTAACGGATTTGATGACAGCATATGGGTAAGTCTTGTCAAACAACGTTTAATAGATAATCCAGATAATAATTGGGTAATACCTGATGTACGTTTTCCTAATGAAATGAAAATGATACAAGAAATTGGTGGACAAGTTTGGCAAGCCCGTCGTGGAGATTTGCCTACATGGTTTATGGATTGTAGAGATAACAATATTAAACCAGAAGATGTACACCCAAGCGAATGGGCATGGATACTACCAGATGAAAAATTTAATCATATTATCTATAATGATAGTACATTAGAAGATTTGCTCACAAAAGTTAAAGAAATCATTAAGTACTAGGTTAACCTCCATAACCCCCTAGATATATAGTGGTCCTGGTAAATACTACTAGCGAATTACTTACTTAGAGGAGCGAATATTATGGCAACATTAGTATCAGCAGGTGTTGAAGTTACTGTAGTAGATGAGAGTGCATATGGTGCCCCAGGCGCTGGCACAGTACCACTACTATTAGTTGCAACACAACAAGACAAATCAGATCCAACTGGTAGTGAAGCAGACGGTAAAGCAAAATTTACTAAATCAGCAAATGCAGGCAAAGTAGTGAAAGTTACTAGCCAAAGAGAGTTGACACAGTTTTTTGGTAACCCAACTTTTACTAAAAATGGAGCATCAATTGTACAAGGTAGTGAGACCAGCGAATATGGTTTGATGGCGGCGTACAGTTATTTAGGACAAGGCAATCAAGCATTTATTGTTAGAGCAGACCTTAATTTAGGACAATTAGAAGCAAGCACAACTGCACCAACAGCGGTTTATAGTACTGCTGGTACATTGTGGTTAGACACAGACGCTAGTTCATATGGTATTCACCAATGGAATACTGTAACTAGTAAATGGGAAAACAAAATACCAGCAGTTGAAATTAACGTAGACGATGGTACAGATGTTGTAGGTGATGTACATACACCAGCTACAGCCGCAAGTGCCGCAACAGATGGAACATTCCTAGTTGTAGTACACGTTGATAACGAAGCATCAGTTAGTGCCGCACGTCAGATGAGTATTGAATACTTTATAGGCGTAGGTGGTGCATGGGAAATACTAGATAGTGATGGTAACCTAAGCAGTGGCGAAACTGTAACTTATGATGAACACTTCAGTGCTCCAGCCGCACCAGGTGCTGGTGACGTTTGGGTTAAAACTACAAGACCAGGTAACGGTTTAGCCTTATCATTAAGTACACATAATGGTACATCATTTACAGCGGCTACAGTACAAGGTATTAGTACTACACAAGCTGATGGCGCAGGTGCAATTACAGACTTTGTATCACAAGATGGTTCAAGTACAACTGCATTAACAACCACCACAGCCGTAGTAGGCAACTACCTATTAGATCAGCAAGCAAATACAAAAGCTACTATTATAATTAGAGAAATTACAACAGGTGGCGCAGTTGGTGATTTAACAGCAACTACAGTATTAGCACAATCTGCAACTCCAACTGGCACATTAGCTACAGGTACATACTGGTTTGATAATACAATTAATAGTTTAGACTTGTATGTAGTTACAGCAGGTGCATTTGCACCAAAAGCGGCAACTTATAGCTCGACTGCTCCTGTAGGACCATCTAGTGGTGATATTTGGGTTGACACATCGTTAGCGGCTGAGAACCAAACTAACGAACGTGCTTATCCACATATTAAAGTTTATAACGGTGCGGCATGGATTTCACATGATAATACAGATCAAACAACTACAACAGGCGTATTGTTTGCAGATATTACAGACACAGCCGCAGATGCAACCAATGGCGGTAATGCTACAGTTATTAGTGGCGGTCCAAACCCAGCAGTGTATCCAAATGGAATGGTAGCTGTTAATATGGCGCAAAGTAAAAATACAGTGCGTAAATGGAATGGATCAGCTTGGAGAAATGCTGTAAGCAACCATGCAGATGGTAGTGGACGTTTTGGTAGATTTGCACAGCGTGGTGTTATTGCAACTGCAATGCAGGCAGTAGCGGCTGGAACAGATCTAAGAGATCCGCAATTCAAGTACAGCTTGTTAGCGGCTCCAAACTATCCAGAACTAGTAGACGAAATGGTAACACTTAATAGTGATAGAGGCGAAACAGCATTTATTATTATTGATACACCAATGCGTAAGAATCCAACTGATGTTGTTAGCTGGACTAAAAATAGTGGCAATGCAACAGAGAATGGTGAAGATGGACTAGTAACCAAAAATACATATAGTGCAGTTTACTATCCAAGTGGACAAACAACAGAACCAGTAGAAGGCAATACTGTAGCTGTTCCTCCAAGCCATATGGCACTATACACATTTGCATATAACGACAATATTAGTTTCCAATGGTTTGCTCCAGCAGGAACTACTAGAGGCGTTGTACAAAATGCAAGTGCAGTAGGACATATCACTACAGAAGGTGAATTCAAAGCAATCAGTTTAACACAAGGTCAACGTGATGCAATGTATACTGATAAATTGAATCCAATCGCAACCTTCCCAGGACAAGGAACAATAGTATTTGGACAGAAAACACTACATGCTACAGCAAGTAGTTTAGATAGAGTTAATGTTGCAAGACTAGTTGCTTATCTCAGAGAAAGATTTGACGATATTGCTCGTCCGTTCTTGTTTGAAATCAATGACGCACAAACAAGAGCAAGAGCTAAAATTGTGTTTGAAAGATTCCTATCAGACATCCTTAGTAGAAGAGGTCTCAATGACTTCGCAGTAGTTTGTGATGAAACAAATAATACACCAGCAAGAATTGATCGTAACGAATTTTATGTAGATGTAGCTATTGAACCTTCAAAAGCGGCAGAATTCATTTATGTTCCGATTAGATTGGTGAATACAGGCACATTATCAACTACTAACTAAAAAAATTAACAGAATACTTAATGGACGGCTTCGGCTGTCCATTTTTTTTGGCGTTTTTTAATAAATACTAACAGCCGGTATAACGAGGAGATTCAAATGGCAGTTATAACAACATTAGGTGTACCAGACAATACAGGTAACACCACAACTATTATGCCCAAACTACAATATCGTTTTAGAGCAACGTTTATTGGAGAGGGATTTACAGCGACTCCTACTAGAAGTGTAATTAGTGTAAGTAGACCAAGTCTTACACATGATGAAATACCGTTGGATATGTACAACAGTAGAATATTTCTAGCAGGTAAACATACTTGGGAACCAATTACAATCGTACTTAGAGATGACGTTGATAGTATAGTAATAAGAGAATTAAACGGACAACTTAACAGACAAGTTGATCATGCAAACCAAAGCTCACCAAGATCAGGTAGTGCTTACAAGTTCCAAATGCTAGTGGAAACATTAGATGGTGCAAGCCCAACACCGGGTATATTAGATAAATTTGAATTAGCTGGAGCTTATATTCAAAATATCCAATATGGCGATATGGCTTATGCGAGCAGTGAACAAGTACAAGTATCTGTAACAGTTAGATATGATAATTGTGAAATCTTTGATGCGGCAGGTAATGCAACACTAACAGGCGTAACACAAGATCAAACACTAAGTAACGCAACAGGCGCCGGCACCGCTGGTTAAGGGGTAGCCCATGGGATTAACAAGTAATACCGGCTTTTATAATCCAGCCGCGGAGAAATTTGGTGTAGACGATCCAGTCATGGTCAAAGCACCACGAATGAAGTACCAATTTAAACTTGAATTTGTACTTAACTCAAATGTGTTTATGGAAGATGATAGTTTTGGAAGAACATTTACGTTTGATAGAGTAATGTCAGCTAGCATGCCAGATTTTGATTACGGTATGCAAACACTCAACCAGTATAATCGTATGAGACATATTCCTACTAGGATGACTGTTGGTACCTGTAGTATAAGTTTTTATGATACAAAAGATAATCAATTTTCAACACTAATGAAAGCATATGCAGGACATTATTTTGGACATGAAGAAACAGGTGCTCATGACTTAGATCCTGCAAACTTTAGTGGGTATAATATGTTAGGCACAAAGTTTGGAGTTGGCGACTCTCATCCTTTTGGTGCTAAAAGTATATCACCAGATGCTAGATTCTTTTTTGAAGAAATAAGGATATTTAATACAGATACAGCTCAAGGCGGTAGAATTACAAATTTATATAACAATATGATATTAAATGTACAATCAGATACATTAGATATGGGTGGAAGTGCTCCACTAATGTACAATGTAGCGTTTCAGCCAGAACATGCAAATATTGGAAACTTACAATCAAGTGATGTGAACGGAAGAATAGCAGGACAACAAAATGTACAATCATCTATTGCGGCTACAGTATCAAATAGACCAGCACAGCGGGTAAATCAACCAGTTGGACAACGAATTTATAGAGGTGGTGTACTTGCCGCAGATGAAGTAATTAGAAACATCGATGGTGAAGAGTTCGTAATCAAGCTAACACCAGAAGAATTAGCCGCATTGTAATTAGTAATAAATATTACTAGAATGGCAAATAATTTTCAACAAGGTATATACGAAGTTATAAATCGTAGTAAGTATGTAGGTAAACACCGTCCAAAATATCGTAGTGGATGGGAATTAAAATTTATGCGACTACTAGACAGTCATCCAAATATACTAGCATGGGCTAGTGAAGCACATAAAATACCTTATAGAAATCCAGCAACTGGCAAAAATACACATTATGTGCCAGATTTTTTTATTGTATATGAAGATAAAGATAAACAGCGTAAAGCAGAGATGATAGAAATTAAACCAGCCGGACAAACACTACGTCATGCAAAGAGCCCAATGCAAAAAGCGGCGGCTATTGTAAACGAAGCAAAGTGGCAAGCGGCAAAAGTATTTTGTGATAGACAAGGAGTGGGATTTAGAGTACTAACAGAACATGAATTGTTTAATCAACCCAAGAAAAGGAAAAGAAGATGACAGTATTATGGTCTAATAACGGAAAAGTAACAATACAAGATGTTAGCTTGCGTTTTGCAAATGTAACAACAACTGAAAGAAATGCACTTAATAACCCCACAAACGGAGATATGATTTATAACACAACAACAAATGCACTTAATGTATATAAAAATGGTGCTTGGACAGCTATACAAGATGGATCAGAACTACAAGGAATGGAAAATCTTGTAGAAGATACTAGTCCACAACTTGGCGGAAACTTAGATGTCAATGGTAATAACATTGATATGGGTACAAATATTATCACTGATACGTTTGTTGGAAATTGGAATACAGCTTATGGATGGGGTGATCACAGTACAGCTGGTTATCAAACTACTGCAAACTTTGATGCATCAGTAAATACACATATAAATCAAAGTAGTGCTACAAGTGGACAAGTACTATCTTGGAATGGTAGTG